CGTTTCGACCAGCCAGCGCGCGTGGCGGCGCGCCTCGGAGCGCCGTCCGCACCCCGCCAGATACACCTCGTTGCCGCGATAGCCATGCTGCTGCAGCGCGGCGTGATCCACCACCGTTTCAACGGCGATACGGCCGCCTTCCTGCTGGTCATGAAAGCTGACGACGGCGTGGCTGAAGGTGGCGGCGCGCGGCACGCCATGATGCACGAATTGCCCGTCGATCACGGTGCGCGGCGTGACCAGCGCCACCGGGTCGGCCGGCGCGTCGCAGGCAAAGCGCAGCCGTCCCCCCGACCAGAAGAACATCACATGGATGGCGGCGCACAGTTCGGCCAGCAGCACCGCCGCCCGCCCGCGCCTTCGCAGCGTCAGACTGAAGGTGAAACGTGGCTCGCCGCCGACCATCGCGTCGCAGTAACGCGCCACCTGATACAGGTCGAAGGCGTCGATGCTGGATGCGGCCAGCCCCAGCCCCCAGTCGCGGTCGGTCAGGATATCAAGGATGATCCAGGCCGGGTTGTCGGTCCAGCCCGTCCTGAAACTGCCGTCCCAGATGCCGGCATAGCGACGTGTCGCGGCATCATAATTTGACGGCAGGCGGACCTCGCGCCCGCGCAATTCGAACCCCAGCCGCGGAATGCGCCCGCCAAAGGCCTGCGAATCAAAGCTCAGCGCCGCCGTCGCCATCCGGTCATAGCGCAGCCTGTCAAAGCGAAGCCAGGTGAGCGAGGCGATGCGCGCATCATCCACCGTCTGGCTGTCGGGCGGATGCGGCGTCTGGCGGGTGATGCGGAACCGGCGGGCCGCCTCGCCGGTATCGAAATGCAGCTCGAAGGGCACCTCGAACGGACCGGTCTGCTTGTGGGTGATGGTGGCCAGATGCACCTGCTTCCAGCGCCCCGCCAGCCAGACATCAAAGCGCAGCCTGACCGTCGCCGCGGTGATCTCGCGCGCTGTCCTTCGCACCAGGCCGCGCGGAAAGCCGATGATGATCCGCACCGCGTCGGCATCGCGGCGCGATGACTGGCGCGGCGTGCCACGGCGCAGTTCACGGCCATCCGCGACAAAGCTCTCGACAGCGTTGAACCCGTCAAGTGGCGGCGGTTCCTGGTCGGGACCACCTTGTGTCAGCGCCAGCGCGACCCCGTCGAAATTCCGGCTGCCATCGGCGTTCTCAAGCGGCACATCGTCCAGAAACACCGATTTTGCGCCGTCCACCAGCCCGCTGACCGGTCCCGCCGACAACAGGCACAGCAACCGCGCCGTGCCGCGCGACCGGATGCTGTTCGGCGCCTCGGTCAGGCGGGGCGGACTGACGAACCCGCCGCCCTTGCCGCCCTTGCCACGCCAGCCGCGACTGGACTGCACGGAGGACTGCACGGAGGACTGCACGGGGGACTGCACGGGGGAGTGACTGGTTGATTGTGGACGGTTCTTCATGGGCGGATCACCTCGACCGACAGTCCGGCCGACACCACCGGCGGTGCGGTCACCCTGACAGTTCCATAGACCAGCGGTATCGCTGTCCCCTCGCCCGTGGGCGCGTCCGGGGCGATGCCCGTGCTGACCGCGCCGGCCGGGCGGCGCGCCTGCGGCGACAATGCCTGGCTGGCCCCGGACAGCAGCAGCCACGCACCGGCACCGCCCAGCAGCCGGCTACCCAGCACACCGCCAAGCTCGGCGCCGGCGGTGCCGCCGATGGTCTCGCCAATTCCGGCCAGCCCGCCGGTGATGCCTGCCTGTACCCCGGGAACAAAGGACAGGCCAAGCAGCGTCAGCCCCAGCAGCATCTTGCCCTCGCCGCGCGCCGCGCCGCGCCATGCAGGCGCCAGATGCAGGTCAGGCTCGGCAAAGGGCTGGTCGATCATGGCGCCGGTGATCGGGCGGCGTGCGGCCCCGGCGCCAAGCGTAAAGCGCCCGCACCGCAGCATCGCGGCCAGCCCGGGACGCTGTGCCGCGGCCGCGCCGACCATCTCCAGCGGGGTGTCCAGACGAAAAGCGAAGGCTGGCCCATGGCGGCGCAGCCCGCCATGAAGGTGAAGAGTCTTTTTGGTCATGCAGACACGCCGCCGGGCAGTGGCGTGACATCAGGATGGCGCGCCCAGAAGCGGATATAGCGGCGCCAGCGCTCCACCGGTTCACGGCGGGGCAGACGCCCCGGTTCATAGCCGTCGCGGCCCGCCGGATGATGCAGAACCAGCCCCTCGCCGACATGGATCAGCGCGTGATTGATCACATCGCCAAGCACCGCTGCCAGCGCGACGTCACCGATGGCGGGGACGGCATCGGCGGGAAGCCTCACAAAGCCTGACTGCGCGAAATGCGCGGCATAGATGTCGTCTCCCTCCTGCCACCATTGCCAGCGGCGCGGCCGGTCGATCAGGGCCAGCCCGTGCGTTTCGGCGAACCAGTCCCGCACCAGCGCGTAACAGTCCGTCACCCCGTGCCGGTAGCCGCGCGTCATCAGCGGCGCGGCAACAGCCCCGCCGAACCAGAACAGCCCGGCATGAGGCTGCCCGGCGGGAAGGGCGATCCCCCACACAATGTCATCAAGCTGCGCCTGACGCAGGTCCTCGGGTGATGGCCAGGGCGGACCTTCAGGGTGCGAATGCACCACCGCCAGCACCGGTCCAAGCCCGGCGGTGGCCTCCGGATCGATCACAAAGCCGCGCGCGGGCGCCGCCGCCCGGTTCACCAGCCGGTGATAGACCGGTGGCGCGTCCTTTGGCCCTGCCGTGACAACGCCGCAGATCTCGCGCCGTCTGTCGGCGTTGGCATGCGCCATGACAGCATCGTCGATGGCCGCGCCGAACGGGCGGATATGAGGAAGTGTCATGGTCATGGACCCTCTTCGTCTAAAGCCTCGCAAGACCCGGAAACCCGATGAAGGGCAACGCCCCGGCAAAGCGTTTCCGGCATCCGGCCCGCAGCGACAACGCGCATACATCCATCGCCGGGTCGGCGGTCTGCGTACCGTCAGCGGTGAAATAGCGATCGCCGACATAAGGGCATGTCGCGTCCGCATAATCGAAACGCTGGCGCGCCGCATCCCAGCGCCGATAGCGGTGCTGGCACAGATCACGTAACATCACGCGTTCGGGAAAGCGTCTGTTCTGCAGGCTGGCTTCGGCCGACAGCTCGAGGCGAAGCATCTGCCTGTCGAGTCGCGCGACCTGTTCAATCACCCATCGTTCCGGCGGAAAACACCCGCCACCCCCCTCGCCATGCGGCGGGTCGAGCTGGTCGGCAAGGGTGATGATCCGGCGCACGGCGCGTCCGCGAAGACGATCATCCGTCACCGCCCCGTCAAACAGACGCGACAGGTTCGACAACTCGATCTGCGGGTGGGCCGGCGGACCTTCGGCGCTCCAGGCAAAGCCCTTCGCCGCCAGCGGAAACGCGACGTATTTTTCGCCGCCAAGACCGACCGCCCCGCCATCGGCGCGCCCCGCCAGCAGCCGCAACCTGGCGCTTGCCATGTCAATGGTGAACAGCGTGACCAGCCCGCTGAGCCGCGCGCCGCGCACGGTGTCCCTGCCCAGCAGCGGCTGTGACTTTTCAGCATCCCGGTCAGAACTCCGGTCAGAACTCGGGCGCGTCATGACCGCGCCTGCCCGGCAGAGCCGCGCTCAAGGGCAAAGCCATCCTCAAGGAATGTGGCGGTGACGGTGGCCATTCGCGCGCTGACCGGCCGGATCTGCCAGACCGCGCACAGATAGCGGCCGGAGACACCCGCAGGCGGGGACCACAGGAACGGGTCCACGCCACGATGCGACTCCAGAAACCGGTCGATCTGTCCGGCGTCGGACCTGTCGAGATGGGAGAAGACAAGCTGCCACTCACGGGCAGGAGCGGCAGCCGCAAAGCGCGGCATTCGCTGTATGGCGCCTTCGCCGAACCGCATTTCAAGAATGTCGGCGCGGCGGCGCATCACAGAAGACCGGCTTGGCGCAATGTCGGGAAACCGGCGCATCATCAGTCCTCCTGCCGTGCGCCTGCAAGCGCGCCGCCATCACGAAGCTGGGTACGCAGCCGTTCGGCAATCGCCTGATCCAGCGCCTGGTCAAGCGACCGTGAAAGCAGCCCCGCCAGCGCCAGCCGCGCCTCTCCAGTCAGCGCGCCGGCATCATCATCCGGTTCGCCGGACCCCACGGTCAGGTTGATAATCACCGGCGCCGCGGCACCGGCCTCGCTTCGCACGCCAAGACTGCCATCGGCAAGGCGGGTCAGCGGCAAAACCGCTTCCGGCCCGGCCTCGCCGCCAAGCGCCAGCATCTGCGCACCATCGACCACACCGCCACTGGCCAGCCGCGGCAACCCCAGCATCCCGCCGAAAAGCCCGCCCCCGCCAAGCATCTCGCCCAGGAATTGCGGCAGCAGTTGTGACAGGGCACGCGTCAGAGTCTGCTCAAACTGGCTCTCGATCGCGGCAAGCCGGCGCTCAACCAGCCGTTCAAGCCCGCCTTCACCGGACAAGGCACGAAGCAGCGCCGCCAGATCACGTTGCAGCCGCGCCTCGGCGGATGATGATGGTCTTCTTGCACCCGCCATTATTCCTGCCCCGCCGTCTCGCGGACCAGCAGCAGGTCACCCCCACCTGGCTCAGCGCGCATTCCCAGATGAATCATCGCCGGGCCACCGCCGGGATCAACCAGCTCGCGTCGGGCGGTCACCTGAAGCCTGCCAAGGGAAAATATCATCCTGCTGGCGTCATTTTCCAGGGTCAGATGCGCCGCCAGCCGGTCATGGCGGCTGGCCTCGCGCGCCGCGTCATTGGCCAGCAACCGGACGGCGAGGCGGACCTCCAGCCGGCCCGCGGTGATCATCTGCGGGGTGTCGGCGCCCAGCGCGACATGCGGGCGCATGCCTTCACGAAGGCAATCCACCTCCAGCCCGGCCAGAAACAACGGTGTCTTGGCACTTCCGTTGTCAGGCGTCAGGGTCAATCCGTCGGGAGGTGGCGCCAGCCGCATCGCAGGCTTGCCGGCCGGAAGTGCCGAGATGCCCAGGGCAGCGGCGTCTCGGCGCTCGGCGCCCAGAAATTCGGCATTCATCACGAACCCGCCGGCACCGTCCGGAAACAAGCGCAGACGCCGGATCTGCAGACCGGTATGAAGCTGCCACCTGTCGCCAGCGGCAAGACGCCGGATGAAGGACAGCGACACCGGGTCCACATCACCGTCGGCCCGCAGGCTTGCCATTACAGCCATTTCGTCAGCCCGCCCAGCATCCGGGGCGGGCGCCTGCCAGCCCCCACCGGTGACCAGCGGCAGGAACCGGTGCAGCGCAGCCCTGTCCGCCGCCAGACTGACCTGCCCCTCGACATGGGTGCGCACCAGACGACGCGGCGGGGCGGCCCTTTCGGGAACCAGCGCGTCTCGCCCGGCATACTGGCCAATCACGCGGAAATCCTCGGACAGCAGGCGAAGGCGGTCAAATTGCCTTGCCGCCCGGTTCCAGCGCGGCTCATCGGCAATGCCGCAAAGATAATCTCTTGCTGTTCGCATCAGCCTGCCCCCGCACCCGGGTCCAAACCCGCATCCGCGTCCGGCCATGCTGTGAAGCCGATTTCGGTATCGATCACCCAGAGCTGCCCGACCTGCCGACCGGGTGTCACGGACAGGCCTCCGAACCTGACCGTCTCGTTGCCTCCAAAGGACAAGCCGCTGTTCAGCGCATCGATGACGGCATCGCCCGCCCCGCTGCCAGCACCGGCCGGCACCGCGATGATTACGCCAAGCCGGCCCAGCCGCGGCGCATGCGTGCCAAGCCCGGGGCCTGCCTCCTCCACGGCGATGGACAAACGCAGATACCCCGCTTCAAGCGCCGGAGCACGCACCAGCTCATTGTCATCAAACAGAGGCAGGTTCGGCGGTACGGCGGCGGCGACAAGCCCTCTGATCTCGGCGCGCAATCTGCTGGTCATGGCAGGCCTCCCTGATGGTTCGCAAGCTGTAGTTGATAGAATGTCTGGCGCTGTCCGCCGGACCCGCCGCCAACAGGAACGGCGTTGCGGACAATCCAGCGCGCCGCGCCGGCGACAATCACCTCTCCCTCCTGCGGCCGGGCTTCTCCGGCAGGCACCATCACCAGCGCCTCGGCGCTGATGCCGTAGGCCGGCAGATCACTGTGCTTGATCGGGGCCAGGTCGCTGATCAGCATCCGGATGGACGGGACACCGCGACGGCGCAGAGTCGCGGCCTGTCCATAGCGGCGCAGCGCATCCGCCAGCCGCGATGCCGGAATCACCGTCATGTCCGTGCGATCCGGGTGGCGGCGGCGCTATGAAGATAGGGGGCAAGAAGCGCGCGCAGCCGCCCGCCGGACCCGCCGCTTGCTTCATATTCGATCGCCAGCCCACCGATCCTCTCGCGGCGAACCGCTCCCTGCAGACCGAGCAGCCTTTCGCCCGCCTCGTCGCCTGCAAGAAGCGCCAGCGCCAGTTCGAAATAGGCTTGCCGCACCGGCATAGGCAGACCATCCGGTTGTGCGCCTCCCGCACCAACAGCTGTCCTGGGCCAGGCGCGTGGCTGTGCCGGGTCGACCGGGCTGCCACGAAAACGGAACTGGCCGTCCAGCCATTCTGCAGCGCGGATCAGCGCCGCATGGCGTGCCGGCGCATCCGCCCCGGCCCAACCATTGTGACCACGCGCGGCGAACCAGCCATCCGCAGCGGCCAGATCGGCATAGGCATTGGCACCGGCCCTCGCGATCTCGGCGATGTCATCAATCCGCCTCATGCCATGGCCTGCCGGTCCGGCTCGAAGAGGCATTCCGACACGGTCAGGCAAGGCCGCAGCACGGCATTGCCACGCGCCAGCCGCCAGTTGCGAAAACGCTGGCCAGTCTGCTGGCGGTACTGACCAAGCGTCACCAGCACCGTCTGTTCGGTCCGCCAGTGGCGCAAGAGCACGGTCTCATTCTCCATCGGCCTAGCCATGGATCGCCACTACCAGTTCCGGCCGCACCAGCTTCGTGCCCCAGAGAATGTCGAATTCCCACATGGTCTGCTTGTATTGGCGGGTGACTTCCAACCGCAGAGACAGGCCGGTCTCGGGATCGCTGACACTCATGATCTGGCCGTTGGCGCCGCCTTCCATGCCGGCCGCCGACAACGGCCGCATCGCCAGCGCCACTGCGTCACGATGCATCGCCACACCAACCCGGTAGGGACGTTGCAACACCACCTCTTCGCTGGTGGTAAGGCGCGTTGCAAGCGCCGGTGTCAGTGTCACCCGGCAATGCGCGCCTCCATTTGCGGTGGCGGTGGCGGTGATCCGGTGGGTTTGTGCCTGCTCGCCGCTGCCGACGACCAGCACATCGCCGACGCGTACACTGGCAAATGCCAGCTTGAGTTCCGCGGTCGTTGCCCGGGCATTCACCTGCGCCTGCAGACCGGTTGTGGCGACCGGCGCCAGATTGCGCGGCAGCAGGTCACTGCTGAACCAGTCGATGCCGTATTTGCGGCCAATCTCGCCTTCCATCGGAACACCGGCACCACCGGCCCGATGCGCGTCATGGAACTGCGGCAGGCCAAGCGCGTTCGCCTCCATCTCGTAGTCGATCACCGCGAAACGACCGCTCTTTGGCGCGGCCGCCAGATTGAGAAGCTTGCGGGCGGTCACCGCGGCATTGGCCCCGTGCCAGACCTCTGAAGGGCTGGCCACATTCTGGAACGGCACCTCACCGGCGGCTCCGATCACCGTGCCGGTCTTCTGTGCCTCGGCAAGAATGGTTTCGTTGACGGCATTCGCCAGCGCCGTGATCGCCTCGCTCATCTGCAGCGGAATGAAACCGGATTCGGCCTCGATCTGCATCATCTCGGCATCTGTCAGGAAGAAGCTGGCGCTCTTCCAGTTGTCCAGCGGCACATCAACAACCGTCATCGCCGTGGACGGCGCCTGCCTTGGCTGCGCCCCCGGGGCCACATCCGTGGCCGCGACCGGGCGGCTCAGCGGCACGCGGATGGAATCGCCATGCCGAGCGGCTTCTGCCGACAGGCTGCTGTTCACAAGCCTTGGCAGGATCGCCTGTTCACGAAATCGCAACAGACCGCGCGCCACGATGCGCGGCATCAGGTCTGTCAGGGAATTGGAAGACATGTCTGGGTCCTTTCAGTGGAAAGAGGGTGGTCAATATGAGGGTGGAGGGATCAGGGAGCCTGACTGGCTTGCGACTGGAAAATCGGGAAACGAGGTCAACTGACAAGCCGGACGGTGCCGGCCGCAAGCCCGGCGAGGTTGGCGTTGATCGCGACGGAATCCTGCGCGCCAATGCCGGCCTGCGCGGCCTCCAGCGGACCTGCACCCGTACCGGCGCCGGACAGACCGTCAGACGCGCCGCCAGACGCGCCGTCAGACATTGCGACAGGCGCAGCGTCAACACCGTCACCCGCATGTTCAGGGGCGTCTGCCGGGGTATCTATCGGGGTGCCTCCCCTGCCATGCTCACTGCCATGCTCACTGGCATGCTCGCTGGCATCTTCACCTGTCTTCTGGCTTTTCTCGGTTTCAGTCATCGTCATGTCCTTTCAGATGGCTTGTTGGAGGGGTTCATCGTCGGCATTGCTGCCGGGGCGGAGCCGAGTATCCCGCGCCGCGCAATCTCGGCCAGAAAGGCCTCACGGCCGATTTCGCCGGCAAGCCTGGCGCGCAGCAGCAGATCGGCTTCAGCAGCCTGTTCATCGCGCACCGGAAACTGCCGACTGATCACAAGGCGTCCCGCCGCACCGGCCTCCAGCCCCAGGAATGTCGCGGCCATGCGAAAAGCCCGCGACAGGCCATCTTCCAGGGTCTGCACAATGGCGTTCAGCGCGGCGTGGGTCTGCGCCGCATCAATCGCGCGGCCGGTGGCGGTTGTCTCGCCCGGGCGATGACGCATCATCTCCAGCCCGAGCACCGCCATCCTGTCTTCCAGATCGACAAGATCCTGACGACCAGCGGCGATGGCCGCGCCTGAATGTTCCACGAACCGAAGATCGGCCGCCGGATCATCGGCCAGGATCAACCTGTTCGGACCGATTTCGATCTCGCCGTCAGACACCTGCAGGGCGCGGCCAAACAGGATCGGGACGCGCGCCACGTGAAGGATATG